GTGGGGGATTTAGTTCAGGTTCTATATCCTTTATGGAATGTGCTAATCAAGTTGCAGGAACAATTAAGACAGGTGGTGGTCGTAGAGCGGCCTTGATGATTTCCTTATCAATTTATCATCCAGACATTGAAGAGTTTCTACACGTTAAATTAGATTTAGGAAAGTTAAATAATGCAAATATTTCAGTCGAGATTGATAACAAATTCATTCAGGCTGTAAAGGATAATTCAGATTGGAATTTGACTTGGGCAGGTAAAATCATAAAGACTGTTAAGGCTAGGGATTTATGGGAAAAGATTTTTAGTAATGCTTACAAATGTGGTGAACCAGGGATTATGAATCTTGGACAAATGAATGAGATGAATAATTCTTGGTATTATGCCGATATTGTTTCAACAAATCCATGTGGAGAGATTCCCGGAATTCCTTATTCTGCTTGTGATTTGGGAAGTATTAATTTAAGTAATTTTATCAATGACAAAGGAGTATTAGATAGGAAAAGATTTGAAAGTGTTATTGAAATTGCAATTCGTTTTCTTGATGATGTTATTTCAATAAATGAATTTGCAGTTGAGAAGATTCGTTCAGTAGAAACAGCGGATAGAAGAATCGGTCTTGGTCTAATGGGATTGCATTATGCCATGATTAAATCAGGAGTTAAGTATAGTTCAGAGGAAGGAATTGCATTTACAGAAAAAGTATATGAAATTCTACGCAATCATTCTTATTGGACTTCAACAGAACTTGCAATTGAAAAAGGTTCTTTCCCAAAGTTTATACCAGAAAAGTATTTGAAAGGTAATTTTATTAAAACACTTCCTGTAAAGATTCGTGAAAAGATTAGGAAAGATGGAATTCGTAATGTTTGTTTGAATACTCAAGCACCGACAGGAACAACAAGTATTTTAGCTGATGTATCTTCAGGTATTGAACCAATCTATTCTCCTGTTTATGAAAGAACATACCAGAGTGGTGATGATAAAAAGAAGGAAATCATTGCCGATACTCTTCTTGTTGAATTTACAAATTTATCTAAAGATACAAAAATTTTTGAAGGAGCTATGGATATTACACCAGAACAACATATTCGTATTCAAGAAGCATGTCAGTTTTATAATGACCAAAGTATTTCAAAGACAATTAATTTAGAAAAGAATTATCCAATGGAAGAATTGTCTGATTTAGTTTTAAAGTATATTCCTCATTTAAAAGGAATTACATTTTACCGAGAAGGGAGTCGTGGTGAGAGTCCATTGAAATCTGTTGATATTAATAAATATAGTAAGAGAAATAAAGATGCCGAAGATTGTGGAAAAGATATTAAATGCTCAAATGGAGTGTGCGACTTATGAATGAAAAATTAATGGAGCAATTTGATAAGAACCAAGAATTTTTGAAGTTAGTTCAACCAGTATTAGGTGGATATCATAAAACAGATTGGGAAAATCTTAGAGATATATTTAAGAGAGTTGTCGAATCTACCACAGCAGAGATTATAGTGGTTGATAAACCAGTAGTATTATCACCAACTGGTGAAGAAATCAAAATGTGGACTAGGAAATTAAGAAATAATGATACCAATGGTATTGTTAAAGAATTGGTTATGGAATTTGATAATCATAAGACCGTTTATTTTTATCAGTTCTTTACATCATCATTAGCTATGCCTTTAAATGAAAATTCAGTACAATGGGATATCGGTTATATGGTAAGATATCAGGGAGTATAATATGCAATATATTTGTGAAAAATGCAAAAATGAAATTTATTCAATATATTATTTTGAAAAATGTCCTCAATGTGGAACATTTGTAAAAGATGGAACTGAAACAGAAGTTCAATTAGAATTACCATTGGTATTTAATTAATATGAAAGACATACTTGACATTGTGAAAGAAAAGTTGTATGGTGAATGTGTAAGATGTGGTGGAAGATTAACATCTGACCATGTTTGTCAAGAAATTGATAAAGAAATAGTTCAAGATTTAATCGAAAAAATAAAAGGAGAAAATATGACTGAAGATACAACAATCGTTGAAGTAAGTGGAACAGTAGGTGCTAAAGAGAAGCGTGGTTATCGTAAAGTTAATAAAGCAGTATATGAAGCAGTTAATAATGGAGCAAGAACACTTGATGAAATTGTGAAGGCAACAAATGTAACCAAGTGGTATTGTAAGACAGTAGCCAATCAATTAATTGCAAAGAAAAAGATTTCATTAGTAGATGGAAATTATTTCATAGATGGTGAAACAACACCACCGACAGATGAAGAAGTAAAATTTGTAGCAACAGAAGTGAAGTAAGTTGTCGGCTTGTCCTTACGGGTGTGATTACCCTCATGCTACAAGCATAACGGAGTCGAAAGGTAAGGATAGACTCTAGCTTTTGATTTTTAATTTGAGGTTTTATGAAGAAAATATTAATCATTGATAGTCATAAAGGAGAGATTCATAACGGAGTCACTTCTTTACATGTCAGAAATGCAATGGTATTGCGTGATGCTTTGGGAACAGAATTAATCCCTTCAAATAATTATTATAATTCAGTTGCCTATAAACCGTGGGATGTAATCATATTCAATTCATCAAGTAGTTATCAAGAAATAGATTGTGAAATATTAGATAATAAAAAAGATACCAAATTATTTTATATGGTAAATGATTATCTGTTTGGTGAACCTGTTCCTCTATGGAAAATTATTAATAGACATAATTTACAATTTGAAGTTATTGCAAATCATGAGCAAGCTTCTCATGCTAAATTGAGTAAATCAAAATGGGTTAGTAAATGGAATGTAGTTAATCTTAATGCTTTAATCTATAAAGAATTTGCAGTTAAATCTGAAGATAGTCTTGGTGGTATGTTTGATATTGAAGATAAAAAACGTGGTGTAATTTATTTTGGGGCATTTAGAAAAGATAGAGTAAATGATTATAAAAAATATTTTGATAGCAGAATGGTTGTATCCACAAGTAAAAAGAATCTTAATAATTATTTACCATTTACGAATGGTTGTGTATTCATTGATAAGTTGCAATGGTATCCAACTGCAAAGTTAGGAAAGTTCAAAGCATCTTTATATATCGAAGATGAACATATACATACCAATTATAATCATTTAGCAAATAGATTTTATGAATCTATTGGTTGTAATGTTCCAGTAATATTTGATGAAAGTTGTAGAAAGACAATAGAACTTTCCGGTTACGATGTTCCTGAATCTCTTATATGTAAAGATGCTGATGACCTTCATGAAAAAGTTGAATCAGCATTTATACCTGATAGTTGGAAAGTAAAAGCACAAAAAGAAAAGGAAGCTACTCTTGACAAAATAAAGGAGATAGTGTATGATAGTAACTAAATGTGAAACTAAAGAAATAAAAAGATGTTATCATGAATGTTTATATTTTGGAACATCTATGGATGGTATGGAATGTTTACATCCTTATTTTAATGATAAAGGGGCTTATAGTAACATGATAATAAGTCATCCAGATTGTGATAATGGATTTCCAAAAGATTGTCCTTTAATGAAAGGAGTTTAAAATGAAATGTGATAATGTAGGAGAAGATATATTTCATGAAGGAGATATAAGAACTTATTATGTATGGGAAGGAAAGCATTATCATGGAACAAGAAATCTTTGTATTTTCTGTAGAGAAAATATAATGAAGAAAGGAGTATTATTTTTTATAGAATCAAAAGAATGGTCAAGTAAAGAAAGTATTGGAGATGCAAGTAGAGCTGGTGATTATTTATCTAATGGTGGAAGTGATTATTAAGGGAAAGGGAGTTCAGCGTTCCCACTTATAACAAAAGAACGGAGATATAATGTTTGCTAATGTTTATTACAATGCTAAAAGTAACAAGATGCACTATTGGGAATATGATAAAGAAGGCAATAGAACACATGAATCATTTGATTATAAACCATATGCTTTTATTCATGACAAAGAAGGAGATTATAAAGACCTTCATGGTCATCCCTGTAAGATAAAACATTTTTCGGATTGGTTTGCACAAAAAGATTATGTAAAAGGATACAATACATTTGAGGGTGATATACATCCAGAATGTAGATTTGTTGTTGACCATTATTTTGAGAAAGACCTTCTATCTTATATTCCAAAATTACATATGCATATCGTTGATATTGAAACGGTAGCTGATAGAGGTTTCCCAAAATTCGATGACCCTCTATGTGAGATTCATTTAATATCAGTTTATTCAACAAAGACAAATAGTATAACAACTTTTGGTACGAAAGAATATCATGGCAAACTTCCTATCAATTATGTATTCTGCCAAACAGAAGAAGAATTATTAAAACAATATTTTAAATTTCATCGTAGTGATTATCCAGATATTTTATCAGGTTGGTTCTGTAATGATTTCGATTTCCCTTATATTATTCAAAGAGCAACTTTTCTTTTAGGTGATACTTTCGCTAAGAAATATTCTCCTGTCAATGATGTTCGTTTAGAAGAAAGAGAAAGAACCGTAGTTAAAATTGGTGGTATAACTATTCTTGATTATATGGAATTGTATGACCGTTATTCTGAAAAGGAACAAGATTCATACAGACTTGATTATATTGCCGAGATTGAATTAAAAGACAAGAAACTTGCTTATGAAGGAACACTTGAAGAACTTTATAATACGGATTTTTATCGGTATGTAGAATACAACGTAAAAGACGTATTCCTTGTAAAGAAACTTCATGACTTATTTGATTTCATAAACAATATTCAAATTCAGTCTTATATGAATAAAGTTCCATTTGATAGGGTTCCTTCTAAAATGAGACAGTTCGATGGTTATCTAATGACAACATTAAAACCATTGAAGATTGTTATGCCTACTGCAAAGCAAGGAGTAAGCGGAGAAATCCCTGGTGGTTTCGTTAAGGAAATTCGTCCAGGTTATTATCCGTGGGTTGCTACATACGATTATACTTCTTTGTATCCTAGTGTTATGTTTGCTCTTAATCTTTCTCCTGAAATGTATGTTGGAAAAATTAGAGATGAAAAAGGAAATGATTTTATTGATATTGATTTAAGAAGAATAGAACCAGATATAACTTATAAATTTGATACTAAAGAAGATGATGGAACTGTATTAGTAACTAATGTTGTAGGTCAACATATAATAGATATGATAGTTAAAAACAAATATACCATATCTGCAAATGGTGTAATGTTTAGAACAGACAAGTTTGGTTTTGTTCCTACTGTTGTTAAAAATCTATTTGACCAAAGAAAAATATATAAAAAGAAAATGATTCAGGAAGAAACTTTTTATGTAGAAACTAAAGAAATTGAACATAATAATAATAGAAAAAGATTTGATGCTATTCAAAGGTCATTGAAGGATTTGGCTAATGCCATATATGGTTGTTTTACTAATAAAGGATTTCGTTTCTTTAGTACAGACTTTGCTAGAGCCATTACTTTGACAGGTCAGAAGATTAATATGTATACAACTGATTGTCTGAATCAAGAGTTCAAGAAAAGATTTGGAACTAATGATGTTGTTGTAGCTAGTGATACGGATTCTTTCATGTTAGATATCTCTTCTTTTGTTAATCATTATAAGATAACAAAAGAAAATTATCTGAAAGCTTTTACCTTGTTTGATGAAAAAATTATTAAACCTTATGTAGATAAATGTACTCTTTATTTTTCCGAAGAATTAATTCATAATGAAAAGAATTGGTTCAATTTGAAAAAGGAAGTTGTATCAGATGGAACAGTTTTTATTGAAAAGAAGAAGTATGCAATGAGAATGATTGAAAAAGAAGGAGTTAAATATAATCCTTTCAAGATGAAATTCATGGGAATAGAAATTGTTCGTAGCTCTACTCCTTCATTCTGTAGAGACAAGATTAAGGAAGTTATTATCAATGTTATTTCAGAAATGAATAAGGAAAAGGTTAGAGAAGAATTGAAGGATATAAGAAAAGAATTCTTTAGTCAGGATATTGAAAAGATATCATTCCCAAGAAGTGTTAATGGTATTAAAGAATATTCAGATGAAAAATGTAATGCAACTAAAGGTTGTCCAATACAAGTGAGAGCAGCACTTAATTATAATAGGATGATTAAGAAACTAAGATTGGAGAATAAATATAACTATATTAGAAATGGTGATAAGATTAAATTTATCTATGTAGCTCCTTCACCTATGTTTAATGAGAACATCATTGGTTTTATAGATAAGTTACCGAAAGAATTTAAGTTGCATACCAAGATAGATTTTGAATTACAATTTGAGAAAAGTTTTATGAGTCCTATTCAGAAAATCTCAAATGCAATTAAATGGGGCAATGTGGATTTAAATCAAAATTCTTTAGAGGAATTATTTTAATGAAAAAACATATATGTAAAGAATCAACTACTTGTAGATGTTATCAATTAGCATTAGAACCAAACGAAAATTGTCCGATACATGGTTATCCATATCCACCTAGATGTGGTGAATGTGGAAAGTTTATAAAGAGACTTGACATTTTTGAAAAAGCATTATATAATGAAAATGAAGATAAGGAGAAAGAAGGTATGGAAAATAAATTTGATGGAGAATTATTTGATGGAGTTCCAATGGTTAAATTAGAATTAAAATTGATTTATAATAATTTACAAGGTTATAATGTTTTGATAATGGAGAATATTAAAACTGGTGAAATAACTAGTATTATGATAAAGAAGAAAGATGAAGAAGCAAAAAAGTTAATTTTATGGAACAGGAAAACTTAAAAAGGAAATTAGCTTATTATGAATCACAATTAAAAATATATAAAGAAAATGTTTGGAAGTTATGGGGTGATTCAGGTATCGAACAATTAAATCAAATGGACAAAGAACTAAAGGGAAATGGAGAATAATAATGTCAGATTTTTTAAAATCGTTAAAGAAGATTAATCCGCTTGCAGAAATAGTAAGTCAATCTAGTTTGGGAACTATTAAGGAATATCTTAGCACAGGTTCTTATTCTTTAAATGCTATTCTATCAGGTGATATGTATAAAGGCCCGCCTTCAGGTAGAGTTCTTTCACTTGTTGGTAAACCAAGTACGGGTAAGTCATATGTAATGGCTAATTTAATTCGGGAAGCACAACACAATAATTATTATACGGCCGCCTTCCAAACAGAGAACGCTTCAGATAAATTTTTCTTTCAACGATTAGGTGTCAATACAGATTTACTTATTGATATGCCAATAGAAACAATAGAGGAATTAAATATTCAATGTGTTCAGGTTATTGAATCTTTTGCAGAATCAAGGTTAAAAAATCCTGAATTGAAATTATTCCTTGCATTAGATTCTTTTGGTAATTTAATGACTACAAAAGAAAAAGCTGATGCATTGAAAGGAAAGAACGCAAGTGATATGGGATTGAGGGCAAAATTAGCAAGACAGTTAGCCCGATTAATTACGATGCCTATTGCAATGAATGATATTGTTATGGTTATGTTAAATCATAGTTATACAAATTCATCTGGTTATGTTCCATTTGAAGTTCCTGTAGGTGGTGAAGGTATTAATTATGTTTCAAGTATTATGGCTACAATGACAAAAGAACAAATTAAAGATGAAGATAAGTTATTAACCGGAAATATTTTAAAAGCAAAGACAACAAAGAATCGTATTGTTCCTGAAGGTAAACAAGCATTGATGATGGTTGATTTTGAAAAAGGTATAAATCCTTATTATGGTCTTCTTGAATATGCTCGTAATGCTGGCCTCATTGAAAAACAAAACACTACAAATTATGTAAGGCATTTAGATAAGAATGTTTTTGAAAAGGATATTTATACAGCAGAAGTATTTGAACCGATTCTTGAAGGAATCAACGATTATATTAAATCACAGAACAAGTATAGTTCTGTGTCTGATGAAATATTAAAGGGAGAAGAAGATGAAACAGAAAAAGAAAATAAAAAGAAAGGTGCAAAAAAGTCTAAAAGTTAGGGCTATTCTTCCACCTAATCGTGTTGAGGAAAGTAAGAAGATTTATAATAGAAAGACTTTAAAAGAAGAATTATCTAAGATGGGTCTTGACTTTTTAAAAGAATCTGGTATACTCACATGAAGATTGCTTTAATCGGATGTTCAGGTGTAGGTAAAACAACTTGTGCTAAATCATTTGGTTTTAATGAATCAATTGATTATGATACAGATGTTATTTTGGATTTTACAAAACCACAGAACGGAAGAAGTTTAATTAAAGCAATCACAGAAGCTAAGTCACCTGTTGTTGCTTGTAGTGTTTTTCCTTTTGGTTTAAAGCAAATAGTATTTATAAAGAAAATAGAAAAATTACCTATTCTCTTTGTATATCTTTCTGCTCCTAAAGGAATTATAGAATCAAGACTTGCTAATAGATTTAGATATACAGTTACAATGCCAGATGTTGAATTTGAATATATGGATGAAGTTTGTTTATCATTAAAAGATAAAATAATAGATACTAGTTTTCTTAATGATAATGAAACCATAATTAAAATCAAGGAGATATTTTGGGGAATTTAAAAGAGGATTTAATACTTTCGACAATAATTAAAAATAATTACTTTAGAGATAAAGTGATTCAACACATACGACCTGAATTTTTTGAAGAAGCAGAAAATGGAAAGTTGTATGAAGCTATTCAGGAATTGGTTAATAAAGATAATGTAAAGCAATTAGATTCAAAGACTATCTCATTGAAATATAAAGAAGAATCAGTAATTAAAAGTCTTTTTGATTTAGAAGATTATCCTAATGAAAACATACACTTCCTTTTAAAAGAAGCTGAAGAATGGGGTAAAGAACAATCATTAAAACAAGCAGTTATAAGTTCGGTAGATATTATTTCCGAAAAGAAAGATACTGCTAAAGTAGGTTCCTTGATTCATGATGCTCTAGGTTTTTCTTTTGATAAGGATTTAGGGCATAACTACTTGAAAGATATACATAATCGTTTTCTTGTTTATAATAATGTTGATGAAACATTACCTACTGGATTTGAAATGTTTGATATGTTTACTAATGGTGGTCTTCATAAGAAAACATTAACAGTCATAGCGGGTTCCTCTGGATTAGGAAAAACTTTATTAGGTACTAATCTTACAGCCTTTTTAATTCAAGGTGGTTATTCAGGGGCATATATAACATTAGAAATGAGGGTTGAAGAGATTGCTAGGAGAATGGACGCTTTAATCTCTAAGATACCTCACAGTAGGGTTCCTAACGAAGAGAAAACGGTCACAAATGAATTAAACAATAAGGTTAAGGGAAAACTATTCATTCGTGAGTATTTGCCCTCAAAAGCCTGTTGTGCGAACATTATGGGTTATGTCCATGACCTTCAAAGAATAGAAGGGTTTAAATTTGATTTCTTGGTAGTAGATTATATCCAATTGATGAAACCTAATTATACATCTCAAGCTACCAATTCTTATGAGAAGTATAAGATGATTTCCGAAGAATTAAGAGAAATGGGAACTGAATTAAATATACCCATGATTAGTTTTTCACAGGTGCAAAGGGCAGGTTATGGGAATCCTAATTTGGGAATGTCAAATATTTCCGATTCTATGGGAATAGTAAATACATCGGATTTGATGGTAGGTATGACACAATCACTTGAGGAAGAAGAAGAACTTAAACAAACATGGAGATTGATTAAGAATCGGTTCGGTAGAAAAGGAGTCGAGTTAAGGGTTCAGATGGATGAAGAGATTCTTGCCTTCAAACAAATTATCAACGATGAAGAAAGAGCAAAACTAAATAACTTCAAGAATAGAAAACATTTAGTTGTTGCACAACCAACGATAAAAGAAGAATCATTAGCAATGTTAGAAAATGAAAAGAAAGATAATCCAATAGAAGTAGAAAAGGAATTTGAAAAGTTTGTAGAAGAAAACGATAAACCAGAATCTTTTTATAGGGGGTTTAGTTAATATGAGTGAAGATAAATTAGGTACGGTTTTTTATGAAGCAAAACTTTCAGAAGTCATTAAACATTATGCAACGGGTTGTGATATTGATGGTGGTAATGAAGTAATCAGTTATAGTTATTGTGTAGACCCTATTAAGGATGTGGTTGTATTTAAATTTTATTATGAGAAAAAGGAGAAAGAATAATGAAGACATTAAGTGCATTAGGAGATACGGTTATTGTTGAAGCACCTGACCAGAAGGAAAAGAAAACAGCAGGTGGTTTGGTATTACCACAGAGTAATGATAAGGAATCAAGGAATCAAGGAGTTGTTGTATCAGTCGGTGATACGGTGAAAGGTATTTCAGTTGGTGATACTGTTATTATTAGTCGTACTGGTATTGGAGAAGTATTTGTATTTAATGACAAATATTGTCTTGCAATGCCAAAGGCTGAAGTCTATGCAGTAATCAAGGAGGTGGAAACTAATGCCTAAAGTAAGTATGTGTGTATCGAAAGAAGATGGTGGGCATATTCTTCTTGGAGAATTTGAAGAAGTTGAAGAATTAGGAACATCAGAAATAGTTAATACTTATAAAAGAACAAATAAATTAACAAAGGTTGGTGAACTTAGGATTGTACAAAATCCACAAACAGGTGTAGTTGGGCCGCTAATTCTATATTATCCAACAATGTTCATTGAAAAATTTATTAAGGAATCTGTATTGAATGATATGACAGTAGAGATTGATGAAAAGGATTATATCATCTTTGAAGAAGAAGCTATTGATTCTCATATCCTTGATAAATATTCTGAAGAAAGGTCAAGACGTTCAGGTATTGTAAGAACAAAAGAAATACCAAAGGGATTAAAATTGGTTAATCCATAATAATTATTCCCGGTTAGTTCAGGGGTAGAACGCCGCCCTGTT